ACTGCAAACAGGCTCTACAATAAACAATCCTATAAAAAGATCGCTACAACAAAGATTAGATGATATTGTAAGCATAAGAGCGTTTGGAGGGAACGGTGATGATACTGATCAAACAGCACAAATTCAAAGAGCTGTAGATCAATTATTCATAAACGATAGTACAAAAGGTTCTGAACAAGCTAGAGTTATTTTAGTAATCGAACCAGGTTTATATAGATTATCTTCAAGCATTAAAGTGCCTCCGTATGCAACAATTAAAGGTGCAGGCAAAGGCAAGACTAAAATTATACAAACAACTAACAATCCTATTTTTGAAACAGTGAATGAAAATAGTACACCAGGCAACTATGCAGACGATAGTTCTAGTACAACTCTTAACCAAGCACAAGATATTCACATTTCAGGAATGACTTTAGACAGTACAGGTACTGGAACAATGCTTAGATTACAAAGTTGTAAGAACAGTACCTTTGACGATTTAGAATTTGTAAACTATTGGGAATCAGGTGATCCTATTGTAGTAACTAACAATGCGATACAAATGAATAGCCTTAGTAGTTTAGTAACGTGTTCAAATAATATTTTTAGTAATATTACAATATCTGGAATCGATGTTGGAATATTCAGCAACTTTGATGTCCACAATAATAATTTTAGAGACATGCAAATCAGTAATGTAGGTAACGGTGTATTATTTGGAGCAACTACGGTTATTGGCACTCCAGGACAAGACACAGGACCTTACAACAATACAATTTCATATAGTAATTTTAAAGATATAGACAATGAGGCAATTTGGATTAAGGAAGGGTTTTCTAATTATAGTAACAACAACTTCTTTGATGGAGTAGGCAACGTAGGCGGCAACGAAGGCAACGCTCAATATAGTGTTATTAAGTTTGAAAAAGCTAATAACAACTCCACGAACGATACGTTCACTCGAACGAAACTACTCGGGTATGATCAGCAGTTTATTTTGGATGCGCCATATGTATCAGAGATTGCAGGACCAGTTTCTGCAGATATAGGTGGCTTCCAGCAGGTAACAATAAACCAAAGAAATAGTGCAATCACTCTATTTCGGTTACCTGGAGACTTGACAAGAGGGTATAAAGTGTCATATAATTATGGCAGTAGTGTAGTTAATGCATCTCGCAAAGGTGTAATGCACATCATGTGTGATAGAGCACAAGATGCTGTTCATTTTGTTGATGACTTTGATTATTTTGGAGATAGTAATTTCCAACCTAATATGGTTATTAGCGCAGAACTTGCAGATGCAAATGCTGACACAACAACAGATACAATTTTGATTAAGGTAAAAAATGCAACACCGAGTGATGAAGGAACATTTACTTACTCTATTAACGTCCAATCTGACTAGGTTTTAGATGTTTGATCTACCCTACGAAGATAGACTTAGAGCTTGGCGAAATTTCCGAAATTATCTAGAAGAGTCACAGAAACCTTTACAAGATACGATTAATTTCGTAAATCAAGCACCTGTTGGCAAACTTGAATTCAATGTATGGAATGACAGTGAATGGCCACAGCCCTGGGAGTTAGTAGAACGCAATCAGTTCTCAGAGTTTGCGAAGATCTTACTTATCTGTTATACACTACAATTAACAGAGCGGTTTGCTGAAGAAAAGGTAGAGATACATATAGGTAGCAGAGTAGAAAATAACGAAATGCTGTTTTTACTTTATTTCGGAGATCAAGTTATTGGGTATGTGTATGATATTCCTGTGCCGGTAGATCAACTACCAAAAAGTATCGTGTCACAAAGAATATTCACCATGCCTAAGTTACAATAAATATCGAACAAATGGAAAAGAGGAACAATAATGAGCAATATTAATATCGTAAAACGCAATGGGGACAAAGAGCCTCTAAACATAGATAAAATTCACAAGGTAGTGATGCACGCCTGTGAAGGATTGGCAGGAGTAAGTGCTAGTCAAATTGAAATGAATAGTAACTTACAGTTTTACGATGGAATGACAACAGGTGAAATACAAGAAATTCTTATTCGTAGTGCAAACGATTTAATTTCTTTAGATGCTCCTAACTATCAATATGCGGCCGCTCGTTTATTAGCATATGGTGTTTACAAAGATGTTTATGGAGAATTTAAACAAAAAACACTTAAGGAAATGATTGACCTTAATATTGAACGCGGTGTTTATGATTCCTCAATTTTAGATTTATACACAACAGAAGAAATTACTCGTCTTGATGCTTATATACATCATAAGCGTGATGAGAACTTTACCTACGCAGGGTTGCGTCAGGTAGTAGACAAATACCTATGCCAGGATAGAAGTTCAGGACAAATTTTCGAAACGCCTCAACATATGTATATGATGATTGCGGCAACACTCTTTGCTAACTATCCCAAAGAGGATAGGTTATATTATGTAAGGAGATACTATGACTCGACCTCACTTTTTAAAATCAATATCCCAACGCCCGTCATGGCCGGAGTGCGTACTCCAGTTAGGCAGTTTGCCTCTTGTGTTCTCGTTGACAGTAACGACACACTTGATTCGATCTTTGCGTCAGACATGTCCATCGGTAGATACACAGCTCAAAGAGCTGGTATCGGCATTAACGCAGGACGTATCAGAGGAGTCAACTCAAAAATCAGAGGCGGAGAAGTAGCACACACAGGCATTATTCCGTTCCTAAAGAAGTTTGAAGCAACTGTTCGTTGTTGTACACAAAATGGTGTACGTGGTGGAAGTGCTACTACACATTTCCCGTTTTGGCATCAAGAGATTGAAGACATCCTAGTGTTGAAAAATAACAAAGGCACAGAAGACAACCGTGTACGTAAACTAGATTACAGCATTCAGTTAAACAAAACTATGTATGAAAGATTATTATCCGGTGGAAACATTACCCTTTTCTCACCACATGATGTGCCGGGCTTGTATGAAGCGTACTTTGGTGATGCAGACAAGTTCAAACAACTTTACGAACAGTATGAGCGTAAAACAAGTATTAAGAAGAAAAGTATTTCCGCAATGGATTTGTTTTCAGCACTAATTAAAGAACGTGCAGAAACAGGACGTATCTATATTATGAACGTTGATCATTGTAATACACACAGTTCATTCAAAGACACAGTGTACATGAGTAACCTCTGTCAGGAAATTACATTGCCGACAAAACCTTTAGAACATATTGATGACGAGAAAGGTGAGATTGCTCTTTGTATTCTTTCTGCTATTAATGTTGGTGTACTAAAAGACTTAGATGATCTTGAGGATTTATGCGAACTGGCAGTAAGAGCTCTAGAAGAAATTATCGATTATCAGCGTTATCCAATTAAAGCCGCTGAGATTAGTACTAAAGCAAGACGCTCACTCGGAGTAGGTTATATTGGACTTGCACACTATCTTGCTAAGAATCAAGTATTATATTCAGACAAAAAAGCATTAACAAAGGTACATGAACTTACAGAAGCGTTCCAATATTATTTGCTGAAAGCATCTAATAAACTTGCTAAAGAGCGAGGTGCATGTGAGTACTTTAATCGTACTAAATATGCAGACGGCATCCTTCCTATTGATACATATAAGAAGGATTTAGATGCAGTTTGTAATATAAAGTTAAAATATGATTGGGATAGTTTACGAAGCGATATCAAGGAACACGGGCTACGGCACTCAACGTTGTCCGCACAGATGCCATCGGAAAGCAGTTCCGTTGTGTCGAACGCAACAAACGGAATCGAGCCACCTAGAGGCTACTTGTCCGTTAAGAAGTCCAAAAAAGGGCCTCTTAAGCAGATTGTTCCACAGTATCAAACATTAAAAAATTATTACACGCTATTATGGGATATGCCTAGCAACGAAGGTTATATCCATGTTGTAGCAGTTATGCAGAAGTTCTTTGATCAGGCAATTTCAGGTAACTGGAGTTACAATCCAACACACTTTGAAAACAACGAAGTGCCTATGAGTGTTATGATCCAAGACATGTTGACAACTTATAAGCTAGGTTGGAAAACAAGTTACTATCAGAACACTTATGATTATAAAACTGATCCAAGTGAAATGATTGACGAGCCACAGCACTCAGTTGGGTGGCACGATAATGTTAAAGAGGGGCCTGTAGAACGTTCTGAGTTCAATGGTTCAGACGAAGAATATGAGGAGTATTGTGACGCTTGTGCAATTTAATGGTTGACAACGCATAAAACTTCATATACAATACAGAGAGATATAAGAGGAAAAAACAATGGGTAAGACAGTATTCAATCAAGACAAGATTGATTTTACAAAGCAGGATATGTTCTTTGGGGCAGATCAAAACACACAACGTTATGACGTTTTTAAGTTTCCAGTGTTTGATAAATTGAATCAAACTATGCTAGGTTACTTTTGGAGACCAGAAGAGGTTTCACTACAAAAGGACAGAGCAGATTATGCAAACTTTCGTCCTGAACAAAAACATATTTTTACTGCAAATCTAAAATATCAAACTTTACTTGATAGTGTTCAAGGTCGAGGACCATGTCTAGCATTTTTGCCGCATGTGTCATTACCTGAACTAGAAGGCTGTATTGTTACCTGGGACTTCTTTGAAACTATTCATAGTCGTAGTTACACACATATCATGAAAAATGTGTATCCTGATCCTAGTGAAGTGTTTGACACTATCCTAGATGACAAGCGTATTATTGAACGTGCTACAAGTGTAACAAAAAACTATGATAGATTTACAGATCTAGCAGATGCTTACTTTCATCGTAAAGAAGGCAAACTGAAAGATGTCAAAAAGGCACTATACCTTGCCATGATGAATGTAAATATCTTAGAAGGACTGCGTTTCTACGTAAGTTTTGCTTGCACATTTGGTTTTGGCGAGTTAAAACTTATGGAAGGTAGTGCTAAGATTATTAGTCTTATCGCTAGGGATGAAGCTCAACACTTGGCATTGTCAACTCATGTGCTTAAACTTTGGGCACAAGGAAAAGATGATCCAGAAATGGCAAAAATTGCTAAAGAGTGTGAAAGCGAAGTTTATGAAATGTGGCGTACTTGTGTTGCTGAAGAAAAGGCATGGGCCGAATACTTGTTTAAAGACGGTTCGATGATTGGTCTTAATGCAACATTACTTAACCAGTATGTAGAGTACATTGCAAATCGTAGACTCAAAGCATTAGGATTTGATACAATCTTTGATGCTCCAGTAAACACAAATCCTTTACCGTGGACACAACATTGGCTAAGCTCTTCGGGCTTACAGGTTGCACCACAAGAAACTGAAGTTGAGTCTTATATCATTGGTGGTATAAAACAAGACGTTGATACAGACAAACTGAAAGGATTTAGTCTATGACAAAAACAGATGTTGTAATTTACAGCAAGCCTAGTTGCCCAAGTTGCATAAAGGCCAAAGATGTATTTACAAAAATGGGTGTGGCATATACTGAGAAGACTATCGGCTCTGATATACAACCGGCTGAATTATTTCAGTTGTTTGAAGACAAAGGTCTTCCTGCACCAAAAACTGCACCTCAAATTTTTATTGGGGATCAGTGCATTGGCGGTTATGAGCAACTAGTTGACTACATCGAAAGTACTGGCTATAACGGCACAGGACACGCGGTAGGCTCGTAATGTTAATACAAACACCAGCAAAAAACGGCGATACAATTAGTATCAAATTAAGCTCAGGCGAGGAAATGGTTGCTCGTCTTGAGTCGGAATCGGATAACCATATTGTTGTACACAAACCTTTAATGCTTGTTGCCCAAGGCGCAGGTATGGGTTTGGCTCCATACATGTTTACAACTAAAGACGAGAAGTACACTCTCAATAGAAGTAATATAATTTGTATTGCATCCACTGAAAAGGATATGGCAGACAAATACGTGGAAAGTACAACCGGACTAAAACTAAACTAAAGGAGGCAATTATGACATTGCATGAACAAATAGTACAAGCGTTTAATAACTATCTAACAGAAGCAGAAACATTCGAAGATAAGAGTGTTAAGGCGGCGGCAACAAGAGCACGTAAAGCATTAGGTGATCTTGGTAAACTTACAAAAGATCGTCGTAAAGAAATCCAAGACAAAAAGAACGCAATGTAATGAGCGGACAACGGCGCTGGCTTAAAGTTTGGGCTCGCACTGTTGGTATGCCGATAGGCATTGACGACAACGACAAGCCAGAGTTCCTTCCTATAACACAAAGTGATGTAAAGAAGGCTCTGGCTTTTCGTACTTTTTGGATAGTCTTACATGTTGTAACTTGTGTAATGATTATCGCAGGTAACGCAAAGGTTTTATTCAGTGCATAAAGAACGCATCTTAGAATGGATAGAAAAAGACCTTACCCCACCAGATCCTCGTTTCAACAATCTTCCTCGTTGTCCATATGCCAAAAGAGCAGTAATGGATAATAAAATACTTTTTGTCAATGTTGAAAAAGATAAATTTTATAAAGAAATACAAAAAGCAGTTAAAGAATGGGACGATTCATATGATATCGCCTGTTTCAATATTGATTACAAAATAACACCTAAAGCAGTAGAACAATTAAGAATGATTTGTAACGAAGGTTACGCTCATAAAGATTTTATTTTTATAGAAGACTTTATAAAGAAACACAATATGAGCATCATGCTCATGCAGAGGAAAACAAACATCGATAAAGCAAGAGCCCAACTCAAAACACAGGGCTACTATTCCGGTGATCCACATTATTAGCAGGAGAAAGATATGTCTTTCTGGATAGACTACACCGTAGAACAAGGTGCGGATAAGTTTCGTGTTAAAGGTGACGAAAATTGGCCAAATGAAGTTATGGATAAAGGCTTATATAAGCCTGGAGACATCTTTATTGTAAAGGAAGATGGTTGGTTACATAAGGTAGACGAACTTACAAATCTAATTTTAAAATACGAACATTCTAAGGTTGACAAACTAGAAAAATGACAGTATAAATATACTGTAACGTTGAAGCAATTCAAACGCTATACAGGACCCGGGGGCAGTACCCGGCGACTCCACCATAATTACTTTGTAGCGTAAAAACTACAAATTTACGGCGTAGAGTAATTATGATGGGGTCGAAATAGGATCGACTGGTAGTTAATAGAGTTAGTGGAGTTATCCGGATCTAAGCACGGTTATCGCGAAGAAAACTTATAATTGCAAATGACAATTATGCGCCAGAAATGGCAATGGCGGCCTAACTAGGCTTTCCGGGGTTGGCGACTTACCTGGCAACAGAAAAGTCGTTTCACTTTTTAATTAATTTTTTCAAGTGACAGATAAGTAATTTGACCGGCCGCAATGGTCGGTTAACTTTTATATCGATATATTATAAGGAAAATAATAAATGAACAAGACTATAATTACGTCTATGCTATTCGCTTTGCTTGCATTTGCAGGCCCTGCAAAAGCAGACGAAAAGACTCTGGAACAAAGGGTTTCAGATTTAGAAGCAAGTGCTCCTAGCTTACCAGCAGGACTATTTGTAAATGGTGAGTTAGAAATCTATTATGATGATGACACATACACAAGCGATATTGACTCACGTGCAGAAATCATTACTGGTTTACAGAGTGATATTGATGCAGGTCCAATTAATTGGGCAGGTGGTAGTGCAAGATTTGACTCGCACTATTCATTAAACACAGCACTAAACAATACTATTGTTGAAAAACAAATGGGTTTAGGCTTTGGTGAGAACACAAGAATTTATTTAGGTGAAACAGATGCACAGCGTTTGGGTTTTGCGAAGACTCCAAAAATTGGTGTACCGTTAATCATCACAGAATCAAATTCAAGAATTGATCATAACGAAAAGTTAGTGTTAACATTTGGTGGTTGGAACAACAACAACGAATTTGATTTTGACACACACTCTCTACAAAGAGACCTACCAGTTGGCGGTTCTATTGCGTATGATGCAAACACAGAAACTCTTTATGCAGGTTTAACAGCAAGCCTAATGGGTTATGCAGAAGTATCATATATGCAGATTGGCGATAAAGATGGCATCACTGATTGGGACAACAACCAACAAGGTTGGGCAATTGGTACAAGCCTATACCGTTGGGATATTCCAGTAGTATTAGGTGTAGAAATGTGGGACGACAAGAACACAGGAACTTACACTAAAGAAAATAGAATGGACTACGGTGTATTGTATGGCTTAACTGACGAAGTGCAATTAGGTTATCATCGTGTTGAAAACGACGATCTTGGAACAAACGGTAACTACCTAAGTGCAGTTTATACACAAGGACCAATTGAAACAGGTGTTTATTATCATATGACAGAAAGCCAGAACCTAGGTACTGGTGTAATTACTGAAAATGATGATTCTATTAAAGCATCTATCAAATATAAGTTCTAATTTATAGAATACCAAAAAGGGCCCTTCGGGGCCTTTTTTTTTGGTTAAATATTGCATGTTCGATTCTTACACACAAAATAATTTTATAAGCCCGCAAACAGCAAATGATTTAACAGATTATTATAAAGAAATAAAACAAGATCTAAGTGATTATATAAATGTTCCTTATAATGATCTTAAACTTACAGAACTAAGGACTGATTGGACTCGTGAAGATACAATTAAAATGTATATGCTTGTTTATAATGTTCGCAATGGTGACGGAGGCAAGATTTCATTAGTTCCAGGGAAAGTTTTAAGAAATAAAACACACGAAGATTTTTTATCTAATTGTATTAATAAAAGTGATATTATAAAAGAGATACGTGATCAAATTAATAAAAAATTTATCGCAATAAACAGACCAGGCATAATATTTAATTTTACATTTCAAAACTTTTATGCGCCATTCGAAATTCATTGCGATGGCTTTGACGCAAAAAATATGTTGGATCCTAGACCTGAGGATTGGAGTAC